AGCGTACAGAAGAAGGCTTTTATCACTTTAAGAATGGATTAGGTGCCTGCATCGCTCGCGGACTTGCCTATGCTGAATATGCAGACTTATTGTGGTTTGAAACATCAACTCCGGATTTAGTACAGGCACAGGCATTTGCCGATGCTATCCATGAGAAGTTTCCCGATCAACAGTTGGCCTACAACTGCTCACCTAGCTTTAACTGGCGCAAGTATCTAACTGAAGAACAGTGCGAGGCATTTCAAGCAGAGATTGGCAAGATGGGCTATGCTTATCAATTCATCACCCTTGCTGGATTCCACTGTAATAACCTTGCTACATTTGAAATGGCTGAAGCCTATCAGAAAACAGGTATGCGTGGTTACTCAGATATGCAACAACGTGAGTTTGCCGCACAGGAAAGAGGATTTACTACCGTAAAACATCAACGTGAAGCAGGAGTTCCATACTTTGATGCTATCGCCACCGCAGTTGGTGCTACATCAACTACAGCTCTAGCCACTTCAACAGAAGCAGATCAGTTTCATTAATATGTACACTTAACAGAAGATGGGTGGTTGCTATATATAACAACCACTCAACTTTGAGGATAAAATAATGTTAGCAGTAATCTATACCTTAGTGATGGTACAAATCACTATTGCCTGTGTAACGCTTTATCTACACAGATCACAGACACATCGAGCAGTACAGTTTCACCCGGCAGTAAATCATTTTATGCGATTCTGGCTTTGGCTGACAACAGGAATGGTTACTAAGCAATGGGTGGCTATTCATCGCAAACATCATCAAACCAGCGATACCAAAGACGACCCGCACAGCCCACAAGTTTACGGAATATGGCGTGTGCTGTTTGGCGGAGCATTCTTATATCACAAGGCCAGCAAAGACACAGCTATGGTTGAGAAACTAGGAGTAGGCACTCCCAACGATTGGCTAGAGCAAAACGTTTACTCCACACACAGTCGCCTGGGCATTCTTATTATGTTGATCATAGATCTATTGCTCTTTGGGCCGTGGGGATTGTTAGTGTGGGGTATTCAAATGATATGGGTTCCTTTTTGGGCAGCTGGTGTCATCAATGGACTCAGCCACTGGTGGGGATATCGCAACACGGATACTAAAGATACCAGTCGCAACCTATGGCCCATAGCATTTTGGATCGGAGGTGAGGAACTACACAACGGTCATCATGCTGATGGTGCCAATGCCAAGTTTAGCCAGCGTTGGTGGGAGTTTGACATAGGTTGGTTATACATTAGAATATTAATGTTCTTTAAGTTAGCCAAACTTAGAACCTAAGAAAAAAGGACCCGCAGGTCCTTTTTATTTGAAGTAGTTTTAAATTACTTCTTTGCACCTGTGTTAACAAATGCGTACATCTTTTCTGCTGTTTCTAGTACTTTGTCAAGTCCTGGAAACTCAGGCATACCAACTGTAGTAACGATCTGACCAGTTTTGTCATCACGTTTAGCTGTCATTTCCCAACCTTGAAACTTTGAGTGGAACTCATCGCTTACTAGACCTTTGGCCATATCTAGAATGTCTGTACGGATTTCATATCCGTTTTTGTTGAACTTTACTTCTGGTAGTTTTGGAGTTAAATCAGACATTATTTTACTCCTTTGCGAACTGTATCTTTAGCATTGGCAACTAGTGTTTGTGCAAGTGTTAGAGTCGTGTCAACCCAACCTTGATAAAACTTAGTTTGTGCTTCGATTAATGTTACCAATTTTGCTTGGATTTCTTTATCGGTAACGAATGTGTTAACGATTGTCTTCTTACCACTTTGGATGGCGTCGATAGTTTGATTAAACATAATTTTTCCTTTGTGTGTGTATGTTTTACATCAGCTACTTGTTTTTCACTGATGTACTATTATATATCTTTATTTGAAAAATTGCAAGGGAAATGTGGCCATCTTGGCAAAACGCCTTGACAATTTCCCCAAATGATCAAACTTGGCTATGTTGTTTACAGTTGCTTCGTGAATGATGCTAACTGCATTGGCATCGGGTATTTGTATATCAGCCATTACTTCACCGCCTTCACTGACTAATATTCCGTGCTGTTGTGCCAACTTCTTTATGGCAGCATTGTGTTTTAGGCAAACCATGCAGCCCGCTTTGATGCCTCGATTTTGACACCACTCTACCACACGGCTCATTAGGCTGTAGCCCATGCCCTTGCCTTGATACTGCTTGAGTACTGAAAAAGCCAACTCAATAGGACGATCTTCTAGACTGATGTGTCCTGCACCAACTATTTCTAGGTCTTCGTTTTCAATTACAAACACTCTGTGTCTTTGAAAGTTTTCTTCAAACTTGTCACAGAGTGCGTTAATGGTTTCTTCCTGAATTTGATAACCAAATCGTAGATACTTGCTGTCATCGTCTAACGCTAATAAATGGGATCGATAACGATTGTATTCGTGATAGGGTAGCTCAAATACTATGTGTGACATTATTTTGATATAACTTGTTTAGCACGCTCATATTGATTGTTGCGAGCTAGGTGTGCAGCATAGCTGGCTTCGCCAACTGCTGTAAAAAATACTGCGATTGCGTTAAAAATGGCTTTCATATGTTTTCCTTTTGAGTGATATGACTGTGAACACTTGTGGTTTTCACTATCAGTATTTATACTGAGTATGCTGCAACTGCACATAAACCGGCCTATTTGACCTAAAGACAAATTTACTGTACAATAGTTTTAAATTGAGTTAAATATAGTATCAACCGGAATAATGATGAAACTTAGAACAAGATCAATACTACAGGAATTAAATGAGCTGGCTGAAGTGCGCAATATGGACGCACTGTACGAAAGCCGTGCCACTAACATCATCAATTCCGCTATCAATCTACTGGAAAGTCTTCACAAACACTATACTCCAGAACAGGCCGACGAACTAGAGCGTAGATTTATCAATGCTATCCGTGGGCAAGATTCAGCCAAATTTACTCGCGGAGTACGCAGAATAGCAGAATCTAGAAAACAACAGAAGCTATTGGAAAGCAAAGACAATGACTAAGGCATTACTAGAGGGCGGCAACGTATTCAAAGACGCTGACAAACAGCCCTTGACCCGTAGAATACAGCGTGATGAAATCACAGGAACTATCGGATTCTTAGAAAAGAGCACAGGCGTTGATTTCAGCCTAGACAAAGACGAAGAGGGTGTACCAATTAAATGGCTAGGTACTACCGGACGTAAAGCTGATTCAGGTGATCTAGATCTATCAGTTGATGCTCGTGAACTAGACAAAAAAGAATTTGCACAGAAACTGATATCAATATTTGGCAAAGATTCAGTTAAATTAAGTGGTGACAATGTACACTTAAAAACTCCTATCAACGGAGATCCTGCCAACGGATTTGCACAAACAGATTTCATGTTCAGTGTCAATCCCAAGTTCCAACAGGGCTCAATGATAGGCAGTGGTCCAGACAGTCCTTATCGTGGCGAACATCGCCATATCGTGTTAAGTTCGATCGCCCGTGCCCGAGGCATGAAGTATTCACCTAAGAGTGGCTTAGTTGATCCAGAGTCCAACGAACCCTTGCCCAACGGTGATGATTGGAATAGTATAGCCAAACAGTTGCTGGGGCAAACTGCCACAGTCAAAGACATTCGCTCAGTTGAAGCTATCATCAACTACATTAAAAAGCTGCCTAACTATGAAGAACTAATTTCAGCTGCCCAAGAAACACTGGGTCGTTCAGGAATTGAACTGCCCAAGAAAGAAGCAGTGGAAAGCTATCAGCCAGGCACTATTGGTTGGATGCGTCAGATGATTGAGATCGTAAAGTGAGAGCGTTTGAGTTTCTAACCGAAGCATGGAGCAAGAAATACAAAAGCTCTATCAACTGTGCCAATCCCAAAGGGTTTAGTCAGAAAGCTCACTGTGCCGGCCGTAAGAAAAAAACCAACGAGGATGCTCCTGCTCCTAAAAAAGTAGGACGTGAGTTCAACCACCTTGAAGACTTGGTATTCACAGAACCCAACGGTGCTGTTAAAGCAATAGAAATACTAAAAAGTCTAGCACGACCAGAAACCAGTATCACTATCAAGTGGGATGGCAATCCTACTGTATATTGGGGACGCGAAGAAGACGGCACATTCCGCATGGTGGGCAAGAACAACTGGGGCCGTGAAGAAGGCAAGAGCTCCAGCCCAGAAGAACTAAAACAGTTTATTATGAGCCGTGGCAAGGGTGAAGACTGGCGTGAGAAGTTTGCGTCTGACATGGCTGCACTGTGGCCTGTGTTTGAAAAGGCTACTCCTAAAGACTTCCGCGGTTATGTGTATGGAGACATACTGTTTCATCCAGGCAAGCCTTATCAAGGAGCCGATGGCCGAATATCATTTACCCCTAATCAAACCACTTATCCAGTTTTAGGTAATAGTGACATTGGTCGTAGTTTAGCTAAAGCTAAGATAGCTGTGGCTGCACACAAACAGTTTGGATACTTTGGAGACAAGACTGGAGAAGACTTTGACAACCCAGAAAT